GAGGCTTTCTTTTCAAGCCAACACTCTATAGAGTGAAACTGTTACAGCGATTTGACGAGGTTCAGGAATAAGAGTAACCTGACCTTCAAATTGTTTGTGAAGTTCAGTGGTTCTCTTGGCACGACCAGCTTTGCTCACAACAAACAAATCAAGAGGTTTGATGTCGAAAGCGGCGGAATCGCCCCAACCGATTGTGCGAACATCGCTATACATACCGATAGAATCAATCATCACTTCGGGAAGAATCATGTCCACAACAGCAGACACAACAGCGAAAGAAGCCCATCTAAGAACAGGATGACCAGCCCAAGTTTCCAATGGAAACTGAGAAATGTCAGTGATGCCAGCCTTGCGAAGAATTTCTTTCTTGAGAGCTTGATTCAAAGCATCTTCTTTAGCAGAAAAGCTAAGTTCAACTCTGTTACCGTTGGCATCTGTGGTGAATTTATTATATTCAACATTTTCTTTGCCGTTATTTGCTTGATAGTGTCTAAAGTAATCCTTAAACGCATTATAAACAGCGAGATTGTTCTCTCCGCCAGCGAATTGCATTACTTGATTAGGAATTTGGCTCATAGTTATTTATATCCTCCTTAAATTTATTTATTACAGACCGACAACTTGGAATTTGTAGGCGGTTACGCGCTGTGAATCGATTGCACCTGACCCAATAGAAATATAGGTTGTTTCAATGAGTTTCATCGAGAACACCGAAGCGGCTTGACTCGAAGCCCAGAGTGGCTTGAGACCACCTGTGGAGTCAACAGCATTCACAAACGTATTTGTGGATTTAGTGCCAGCGAGACCATCGGCGGTCATAGTGATGATGTCCCCCAATTGAGGTTTGAAACAAGAAAACACATCTCCGTCATTGACAAAGAAATTTCTCGGATCAGGATCAAGACCCTTATATTTAGCATCGGTTACAACAACTTCGGGTTCTCCGACCACCCATACACCAGTCAAACCATTGGCGGTTGACGGAGTCAGAGCCGACCATACTTCGCCTTCACCAGCAGTTGTGGAAAGAGCAGAAAGAATTACGATATTACCGTTGTCAACATCGGTTGAAGCGACACCGCTTCTGTTCCAAGCATCGACATTCATTGCGGCTACTGCCACTGGAATCATTACATTGTGTGCCATATTTAAAATTTCCTCCTAGAAAATTATTTATTAAGTTCAGCCCAAACATCGTTTTTGGGAGCAGCTTTTACACCAGCATAGTCTAAAGCGTATCTATTAATGCTGTTATCTTCTTCATTCTGAGTCTTTGGTTTAAAATCAAAAGCAAAAGCCTTGACTTCATTTTTCCAAGCGTCGAGTTGAGCGAAGGAATATTCCTTAGCCTTTTCTTTCATCTCATTAGCCTGTTCATCGGACATTTCAACTTTCGCTGACATATCTTTCATGAAATCGGAAACAGCCATTTCTTTTTCTTTTTCTTCCTGTTCAGCGAAGCGTTTCTTCAAATCTTCGTTTTCAGCAAGATAAACCTTATTGTCTTCGTCTTTCTTTGCCATCTTTTCTTTCATAGCCGCAAATCTCTTGGACATGCGTTTCATGGCAGAGTACATGGCGGACATGACAGCGGCGGGGTTTTTACCAGAAGCAAACTCTTCTTTAGCTTTGGCGTAAGATTCCTTTTCGGTCTCTTCTTTTTCCTCGCCTTCCTCGTCCTCTTCTACTTCAGCGAACATCTGAGCAAACTTTTCATCTGCAAACAGTTCGGCATAGTTAAATTCTTTTTCTTCGACTTCTTCTTCAGTTTTCTCAACTTTTTCAGCCATATTGTTTTCTTGACCTCCTATTTCAGTATTTTCTTCGTTTTGACTATCTATTCCAAGATAGTTATCCACCACTATTGTTTCTTCATCTGAGTTTTGTAAGTTTTCATTTTCATCTATGTTTTCATCTGCAAAATATGACATTTTTTTGTCATCTAATTCATTCATTTTTTTAACTAGAGCGGTAGACCATCTTCTACCAGCATCAGACCCCCAAAGCAACCATGCAATCCACCCATTACTTTCTTTGTCGTCGAGGTTGTCACCAGCGTGACGAGGAAAATATTTCGCAACGTGTCTAACTTTTTCAGGGGTAGCAGTATCATTTTTGACCAAATATCTAGCTGTTGCCAAGCCGACTGACGTTCCACCTCGACCTAGTTTTGATCTAAGTTCAAGACCTTGTTTAGCCGCGCTTTTTACTGAAGATGGAATCTTAAAGGATAAATCATCATATCTTCCAAATTCCAATTCATATGCATGAGTATATTCTTGATTTGATTTTTCTGCAAAAGATAGCATTTCGAGTTCAGCACCCGGAGATGCTTCCGTTACAAATTCCCCAAGAACGCAAATCGCTGTATACACCCAATCCTTTAATCTTATTAGATTTCCTTCTTCAACAGAATCTCTAACTTCCATTTCAACAGATACCGATCTTTTCTTTGATCCGTCCCTCTTGAATATTTCGATAAATTGAGTGGCATATCTTTTCCAAATTTTCGCAGTTACACTTAAACTGGTTCTTTGTGTACCGTCATCTCTTTCGTAAAACTCCGCCGAATCTGGAACGACAAAGCCAGCAATGATGGGAGCTCCATTTGGATGAGTTCCAAAATCAGAAAATCTCTTGTCATATTCATATATCAACGGGGTTTCATATATAGTATGGGCTGTCTTCTTGAGTGTATCAGCATCACAAATTGTATCGTGCCGACTAACGCCATCACTAAACGCCGTTATTCTAGCTGTTGCAAATTCGGAAGAAGGTTCTTCGGAAATAATTTCTGCGCTTTCAACTTCAAATTTTAATTTCTTATTCAAATTACCTCCCTTCCAAACAAAAAACTCTATCCTAGTTTGGATAGAGTCTGTTCTAAAATATTTTCTATATATTTAATTGCATCTTCTGTGGTTTTAATCTTACGAAGATCAATTTCAATATATGTTCCGTTTTTCTTTGCGAATTTCTTCTTTAGATTATCTAGATTTTTATTATACTTAAATTTTTCTTCTGTTTTATGCCAGAAAGGAACAAAAATATAATGTTGTCCACCATGAATTTCTATATAAATACCGTTTATTTCAGGATTATTTCCATATGGAATGTAAATATCATACGACAACCACTGACTCGTTTTTGGATTTTTTAATATCTTATACTCTGGAGTGGAATTATAATTTTTCTCAAAATAACTTTTTAATTCCTTTGCAACCCAAGATTCGTTCAAGCAACCACAAGACTTAACTTTTCCAGATTTTAAAGAGTTGGATGTGGCAACTATTGTATTACCACAACTGCATTTGCATTTCCAAGATGATTTATGAATACCTTGTGGAGAAACATAATCAGATTCTCTTTCTATAACACTCAACATCCCAAATGTTTGCCCACAAATATCTATAAAACGAGATTTTCCAGTTTTTTCATAGCCACATTTTCTACACCCCGTAGTGTTTCCTGAGTTTAATGTTTTTGTTGAAACAATAAAGTCATCGCTTCTTCCGCATAAACATCTACACCACCACAAAACACCTTGACTATTTATTTCATCATCATTTCTAGATATAACAATCAAATTACCAAATATTTTACCGATTAGGTTTGGCGATTGATTTTTTCTTGCCACGTCAACAATAGCACATCCACATGATGTTGTATGCCCTGATTTTAAATGTCCTGCTTGAACTAAAAATGACTGAGTATTTCCGCAATCACACTGAACAACCCAAGTTACTTTTGTTTGTCCACTTGGTTGAATATGATTTTCTCCCCTCTTTAAAACAGTAAGTTTTCCAAACTTCATACCTTGCAAGTTTTCAAGTTTGCTCATATCATCTCCTACAATGATTCCTATAAACTAAAATAGATGGAAATACGTCTAGGATAACGTACTTTCGGTCTGCATAACCTATCCATCTAAATAATTGTACCACAGAATATAAATTCTGTCAATACTAATTACCAAATAATCTTACTTAAATTAAAGTAGAATGGCATTTCATCGATTGCCTTGAGTAAGGCATCTGTTTTTACAAAAAACCATTTTCCCTCTGATTTGGAAAATAATGGTAAATTTCTTTCGTATATTAAATAATTAGCAATTATTCCATTGCATTCATATAATTTATTTTTGTCTATCGCTTCTACATTGGTTAAATACATAATATTAAAGATTCGAATAAACCCGAAAATCCTCCACATTCGTATACCAAGTGCCAGCCGAAGTCACTATTTTTGCCTGATACTTCCATATCCCCGCAACATCAATGTCTCCATCGGCTAGAGTATAAACAATCTTTCCATCTGTACCGTTAGTATAAAAACTAGCTGTTTTCACTTTTTCAATATTGGATGCGGAAAGAAAAATAATTTGTTTTGTTGTCGCAGTAGATATATCCTCTACTTCATCATCTTGATTTTTTATAGTAACTAAGAACTGAGAACCAATATCTCCCACATGAATTTCAGGAGATATTTGAGTCTGTTCGCCTAATAATGTCATAACATCTCCTTACACAAATGCTTCTTCTCTTATTTCATTAGATATGTAAAGTACTGGTTCTAATCTTTCAACAAACTCAGTTTCCGTTTCAAAAGTCTTATTTATATTAAGACTACTTTCAACAGCGTTCTTTATATTCGCTGAATTACTTATAACTTTTGTAATGTACAATACAGAAACAAATCTATCTGGATAAACCACAGTACCCGAAGATGATATTCCCATACTACCAAGAGTCTGAACCAGACTACCTGTAATAGTGGAAAGAACCTCTCCCGATGCTGTAATAGTCATTCCAGACATTTGAATATCTAGTTCACCATTTATTTCGACATCACCACTCGACGATGTTATCCAATTGGCTAACTGAATATTTCCCGATATATCGGATTCTATTTCTATTCTTCCAGAAAGAGTTGTTGGACTCAATGTTATTTGAGCAGATGAATTTATATCAACTTTTCCAGAAGAGGAAATTCCCATTCCAGCAAGAGTTTCGTTTAATTCACCTACAATATCAGCATAAACAACATTACCTGTTGCAGAAATTGTCATCCCTGATAATTGAATATTAACTGTTCCAGAAACTTGTACATCTACATTACTTGAAACAGTAATTCCAGATAATGTCTCATTTAGTGAAGCTACAAGGTCAACTGTTCCGTCAATATTAGGAGTCATTCCACCAAGTACAGTGGATGATCCACCACTAATATCAATATCAACAGAAGAAGATAAACTCATTCCGCTTAGAACAGAATTTAAACTTCCAGTAACAAGAACTTCAGAAGAAGAACTTATCGTCATCGAAGAAAGAGTATTATTTTCATTTCCGATAATCAGTACTTCAGCATTGGATGATATATTCATACCATCCAATATAACATCTAAAGAACCATTTATATCATTTTCAAGAATAGCTAATAAAAGGGGCATTTAAACCTCCCTGCTTTGCTATTCTGATTTATTCAAAATAAGCGTCAAAGTCTATTGTGTAGTAAAGCCCCCCCGTAGCAGTTACCGCACCATTTAACATGCGACAAATAATCGCAACATAATGACCCGGATTAACTACCAAAGGAACATCCCATCGAACATAAATATCCCCGTTTGAAGGAGATGTGCAAATAGCAGGAGTACCCGAAGCCCAATCCATAATTCCCAAAGATTTTCTTCTTGGCGATTTAGTTGTGTTATTCGCAAATGAAGCGGTTTCAGTTGTTGCTAAACTTGCCGCCGTATGCCCGAAAGCAATACCCCACATTAAACTATGTGTTCCTGCGGCTGGAGCAGTCCAAGCCGCTGTATAAGAACAAGCTGAAATCCTTACACCATTTATGTATAGATTTCTTGGAGTTTGATTTACACCACCAACGGGGTTTTGATAACTCATCATGAGCATATCGGTTGCCGCCAAGTTCCATAAGGTTGCCAAACCAATTCCGCCCAAGCCAGCGGGTAAGTTTGCCGTAAGAGCGGTATTGGTAGGCAATGCAGTTGTCGGATTTGTGGAATTGGTAAACGTAGTTGTTTGCCCCATTGTTCCACCGTCTTGACCCTGATAGGCATGAAGACCCATTCCAGCCATCTGCTGTTCCCAAGGTTTTGCTGTTTGAAAATCAGCAAGACTAACCGAAACATCCCCAACCTTAATAATCATATTAGGTGATGAACCAATTGTTCCAGAATTGTATTTCATAACAAATAATGGTAACGATGTTGATAGAAAAGGCTGACCATTTGCATCTGGAATTTCGGTTTCACCAACTAAAACATCATCTATCCACCACTCAATCTCTCTTTCGCCAATCGAAACCACATACAAGGAATTAGAATTAAGAGCTATGTTTTGAGCAGAAACTAATTCATTACTCACAGTTTCAGTTCCATTGTATTTAAGAATTCCATATAATCCAGCGGAAGTGAGTCTCCAGTAAACACCATCAGTAGGCTCAGTAGCCGCACCGGGGATGCCAACTCCGGCAACAAAAACTTCGTTTGCCGTTGGAAGTGCTGTTATTTGACCAGTATACTCAACATACAATGGTGTTGTTCCGTATAACGGAAAATGTTGCCACGATTGAAGATAAGCATAGTTACTTGCGACTGTTGATGTACCAAGTGCGTTTATATTCAAAAAACCAGCCGATTGTGTCATTGTCATTGTTGTAAAGGCATATTTCCACAAAGCTGTATTTTGAGCGGTTGAATTAAATGTGTCGCGGAAAAGAAGTGTGTCAATACCGACTCTCAATCTAAAGTCGTTAGACACCTCTGGACTCTTAAGATAAGGAGTTCCCGTTACCGTTCCGGGATCATTCTCGCTAAAATTTCTAACTGATCCTACTTGTGCGGGAGTATTCGGCAAAATAACTTTTACGTTATTATTAGCGTCTACACCAGCCTTATTACCAGTTACATTGTCTGATAAGGTTGTATCTAAAGGCATTTTGTATTTTACTCCTTTCGTTAATTATTTGTCCAAACCCATCGAACTGAAAACGTGCCTGTTAGTCTTTCGGTTGATCTACCATATATGGTAAAACCAACACCATTGCTTATGTTTCCACATGTTAATGCCAGAAACAAAGGTAAATAACGATGATCGTTTTCAGTGTGGTCACTTGTTGAATCGCTCCCCATAATCCAAGATTCAACTTTACTGTCTGAGGTAATTCCACTTTGTCCCGTAATGGCGATAGACGCTTCATTACTTCCGGGGAATGTCCCAAAACTTAAAGTGGCTGTTCCTGTTCCATACATTTTAGTTACCTGCTGTCAATGTGAATGTGGTGATTGTAACCTTTTGAGTAACAGCGATGGAAGTATTATCCAATTCTAAATCGCCACCACCGCCCGTTATAGTAACAGTTCCTTGCATGTGGACGGTTGTTCCATCTGATGCATATAATCGGAAGTGTCCAGCAGTACCAGTAGCATCCGCACTAGCATCTTCCCATGTGCCTGTTTTGGATATGCTACCACCTGAAGCGGCGGCTAACCAGTCTGAAGGAAGGTTTATTGTGGCTAAAACTGTTCCACTGTCAGGATCAGTGATTGCGGAAGGTACACTTCCGGTTCTGATCTTGATAATAGCCGATGTTCCGATAGTTGTTTCTATAGAATTTAATTGTCCGTTTTTTACGGCTACAGATATTTGTAATGTCATTTATCCTCCCTTCCCTAACGATAAGTCCCAAAGCGAGACCTGCCACCACTCTTTTAGAATATTGGCTTTGTCAAATAATTCTGTCGCTTCTGCATACTCCCCTTGTTGAAGTAATATCATTTCACGAAGTCTTTCCTCAACTGCAAAGTTATCTTCTTCCATCCCCATCTTCTTTATCTCACCAAGAGATTCGGTTGTAAGATACTCTCTCTCTAAGTATAATTCAGCGAACTGAATAAAATTTTCAAAAGATGAAATATCGTATGACTCAATCTCAGGCACAATAAAAGTTACAGACAAATCAGAAAGTAATTTGTAAATAATAAGAGCATGTTCATTTTCTTCTGCATGTTGTTCTTCAAATTTATGAGCTAAATTAGATAGCCCCTTACCATTCAAGTAAGAGGCTATTGATAGATACAAATTTCCATTTTTCTTTTCCTCGGCTATTTGATTAACCAAGGATTCTTTCAATGAATCACTAATCAGTGGTTGCATTTTTACCACCTTTCATTGATTAGGCTAAAGTAATACCATAGTTACCAAGAACATACCAAACACCACCCAAAGCCATGAGTTCCAAGGTATTTCCGATAGCCGCGCCAAAAGTTGCGACATCTTTACCTGAACCACCACCGCCGAATGAGGAAGCCGAAGTAATTGTATTAGCCTGAGCCTGATAGTTAATGATAATCAATCTTTTGTAGTCGTCTGTTACATCCGTTGGATCAGC